AGACGCTAGTTCTTTCTCAGAACCAACTGTTCTGATTTCTTCGACCGGACCCCAATTGAATGCACCAACTGTTCCACCAATTGAGGTAGATACTGCTGGTACGACGTTAGTTAAGTCGATTTCTTTAACTTGAACGCCTGGAGATACTTGAAATGCCATGGCTTATTTTCCTTTTGCAAAAGATAATTATGAGTAATCATTATACGGTTTTGTTCATCACTACTTATATTTATACTTTTACATATTTATACAATTAGTTAGTGTCCGAATGTCCCACCAGGCTCAGTTACCCATCTATCACCATTAACTATTTCTACCTCTACATCGTCTTCAGGGTTATGATTGTGTATAATACCAAACGGTAGTAATTGATCTTCAATTGCTTTCATCTTCTCAGCAAACAACAATTCTCTTACATTAATATCCGTCTCGTCTAAGAACATCTGCGTTGTTGCATACCAACCAAATAAAACTAAGTTCATCATCAAGTCATCATGGCCATTTCCATCTGCTTCGTATGAACTACCCTTCGCAACAAATGTAGACATTTCTATAATAGTTTCTGGATCAACTATGTGTAGTTTACCTTGCTCAACCAAGTCTTTAATGTTAGAACATCCTATGCGCTTGATCTTCTTGTTCATAGTAACCCCAATGTCACCCGCCCTTACTACTGAGGACATGAATGTTTCTTCATACTCTAGGTCATAATACAACCCATTACATACAACAGAACCTTGGTCGTTGTTCTCTATTACAACAAATGTCTTGTTATAATAGTTTGCCCATTTATAAATTACATCTGGAAAAAGTAGGGGTGATATCATATTGTCGCGAAATGTTGCGACTTGCTTAAACGGTCTTGCAGTAATGTCAATAACATTGAAGGTAGAATAATCTTGCCCACGACCCTTTGATACGTCTACAAACATTAGGTATTGATGATCCTGTTCTGGTTTGTCGTATACATTAACGCCCGCTTGCTGAAGTATCGCAGTATGTGCTTTTAATGAAAGTAAACAGTCTGCAGAAATTAATGTATTGCCGTTACCAGCGAAAGTATTTCCAAATTCTTGGGCAAACTGCAACTCTGAAGTATTTGCGATAGTCTGACGCTTCCATTCTTCATCACGACCAGGAACATCCCACCAATCTACACGAAAAGATTTAAACTCATTAGTTCCTTGCACAGCACCTTCATACAATTTGTGGAACTGGTTACCAATACCATTCGCAGTAGATGTAATAATAACTCGCGTAGTTTTACCAGATGATACAACTGGATATGTCGAGGTGTAGAAGGCTGTATCATTTTCAACGAAAGCAAACTCATCTAAAAACAATAAGTTGACCGACATTCCACGAATCGATGAACCGGAGGTCGCTGCAGCAACAATCCTAGAGTTATTACTAAACTCAATAGACCTCTTGTTCAGTGCTTTACAACCTGGCTGAAGGAAGAACGGGAGGTTCTCTAATGCTAGTGTTACCCTAGAAAGCATTTCTTGAGAAGTAGACCCCTTGTTTGCTAAGACCGCAATTGTTTGTTCTGGTTTGAATATAGCATGCCATAGGAGATACACCACAGAACTGATAGACTTTCCACTCTGTCGACAAGCAAGAATGATAGAAAACCTATTCTTGTTGAAGTGGTTAAACATCTTCTCTTGGTACGGATACAAATCAAAGTCAACCAAACCCTTGTCCAAGTTGATCACCTTGATGTACTTACACGCAAAGTATGTTGGATCGTTCATACAACGAATATACTCTGACAACTCATGTTGGGTAAACTGTTGTTCTACTCCATCGCGTTTGACGTTAGGGTTTCCGAGGTATCCATAATGATTATTAGTGACCTGCAATGTTAATCCTCTATCGTATCTGCGTCTATTACATTTTGTTTCTGCTGGGCAATAATAAACCGTTGTAGATCTGTAGTAGAACCAACAAATACATTATTTGTAACTGATCCACCTGATGATGTAACTTGCGGAGTATTACTGTTTTGTTCTTTAACGGTTTTAATCTTCTCTACATTGTTATGCAGCACCATTAGTTTATCAGTCATGTCGGAAACGTGTTTAAGCATACCACCAAGAACTTCAAACGCTCGGGGGTGATCGCTTTGTAAAGCAAGTTCCATCATACTGTCTATTGCTAGAGTACCTTTATCAACAAGATCTTTATATTTTTCACGCGAGAACTCATAGTCTGCATCTAGTTCTTGTATAGAAGTGTCTTCCTTTGGAGGAGCAACTACTACATTGCGTTGTACAACCTCAGCGGGAATGTTTTTACTCAATCCCTCTAATAACTTGCTTGATTTTTCACTCATAATATATTCCGATTTATATAAATTGTTCAATCAACCTAGCTGCGTTAGTAGTAGAACCTAATAATGTTTCGTTGATAGAAAACTCAGTTCCATCAAAATCGACTAAGTTGATAACTTCAGATATTGGGTTCCATGATAACACCTTTGCTTTAATCTTAGAATTGGCCCCAGTTACGGTTTCCCCAGCAACATAATTAACCAAGTTACCGCCATAAGTTCCAGGAAACAGTCTTAATGATAATACATAAGATACATCAAGGTAGTTGGTGTCTTCTATAATTTCATAATCTTCTGAAGCTTGAGCGCTACTGGGTGAAACCGCAGTAGTTTGCCTCATATAGCGATTATTTGTATTTTCTGTATCGATAGTTCTAACAGAAACTTTCTTAATGACTCCTGTTCTCAAAACAGGACCGTAGAAACGCACTTTCGCGTCAAACGAAAGTGTGTATATTATAGCACGCCTATTCATGAAGTCACCCTCATAATCTTCGGTCATGTCAATACTATTTAGTGTAATAGGTATATCTGTTTTCAATAAGTCAGAGACACCTTCTTTAATAGTAACCGTATATTCTGGTTGAAAATACGGAATGATCTGTTCTATAATCTGAAGCGCATCGTCTTGAGTTTTAGCCATAATACTCAACGACATTGATATATTATATGGAGCATATGTATATAATACACTTTCGTCGACAATGATTCTATTATTCCTATTCAATTTAGATTGTGTGTCATATGTCATGTTTAATATTTCAAACGACATACGAGGTAATTTAATAGCAACCTTTGGTGCTTCTAAGTCTACTTGTTCATCTAACCTAGCAAGGAATTTATCCTTGGGCCCATATGAAAGAGGTACACGCTGTTGAGCACCGTTCTGATGAATAACCTTGATGTCGTTAAACAGAGAACCAAATACTGCTACAAACCTACGAATAGATGAGTGGTAGAAATATTCTCCGACCATTATACTTCCTTACATCCGAATTGAAATCCATATGTAGTTGGGAAGTATATAGTTCCACCATGTTCAACTGAAGTTCCATTATAAAGTCTATATGTAACTTCAACCCCTGCCTCTTGATTATGTTCATCTTCTATTACTACATGATAATTATTATCAATGTTAGAAACTGATACAGCATGCAGGTTTGTAATTGTCGCGCCGATTACTCGTTGGATGATAACGGGTCCGTTCGTTACACCATCCAAAATAATTTGAGGCGCCGCTAACCTAACTTCGCATCTAGGGAATATTTCGCTCGTCACTGTAATAGATACTTCTATCGGAACTGAGTTATATGAAAATACCGTATCAACAAGTGCTTGAACAGAATTAATTCCACCATATGCTACATTGAACCTATCATGAGCACCAGAATTTTCTACATACAGTTCGTCGAAGTTTTGGTTAACTTTAATAAATGCGTCTCGCAATAGGTCTCCAGTGCCGTCGTTAGAAACACTTCCGGTAAATATAGTTTGTTTAGCCATTATATATCCTTAAAAAATTGTTTTGTCTGATGTTATCAGGACGCTATCTACTGTGATACTTGTAGAGTTAACTGTAAATGCTCCAGATATAGAATTAGATTCTATATTATCTGGTATACTAAAGTATCTTCCGTCGTTTGGATCACCAAACGGGTTAACCTCACTGAAGTCCATGATACCATCCGCTTCTATTTCGAATTCTTGGTTTTGAGCAGAGTTCTGTGGGAATGTAAAGTTCACGTCAGTATCATTAATATCATATATTCTATCAATCAACCAACTAGATAAACTTGCCTGACCAACTATTCTAAAGTTATTCAGTATATCGTGCCATTCACCATCGCTAGAAGTTATATTACTTAACCAAACGATTCTCTTGGCAGGATCCTCACTGTCAACAACTACATTGGTGATTTCAGCATTTATAAAGATTCCGTCTGCAACGCCTTGAACTATTTGCTCACCCACGAGAAGTTCCGAATCATCATATGGTAACGCGACTCTAATAACTGTTGATACTGCACTATATGTTTGAACAGCATCGACGTCAGGATTTCCTGTGTCAAAGATCTCATTACTGTATTCAAACAATTCACATTGCAGTTTGAATACCACGAGGTTATTCAGTTGATAAAACGGTTGCTGATGTTCTACGAATTTAATTTCAAAGAACGATTTAGATAGTGGATAGTAAATAATATCGCCTTCAAGTGGGCGAATACTATTAACCTCGTTATTGAAAATTCCAACAAAGCGTTCCCAACTTCTTCTAGCAACAATGAATGTTGCTTGGTCGCGTATCTCCAGACCAAACTTAGACATCAAAGTTTGGTCTCCCTCGAAACCACCATTGTTCTCAATATACATCTCAACCGCATACGAGTCGTAGAATCCAGATGTTACATCGTTTAAAATATTATCACGGACTGATCTTCTGGGAACATATGTAACATCGTTCCCATAAATCTTCAACGACTCTACTACAATGTCTTCATATAGTGACTGCTCACTTTTAGTTCCATTACCAAAATAAACACTTGTTGGCATTGGGTCTCCTTAACCAACAAAGAACATTGGAGGCGTTTCGTAACTAAGCTGCATCTGCTCTCTAATTTGTTCTATCTCTGTGGTAGCATCATCAAATATTTGACGAGCATTGATGGTAACCCCGCCTGGAAGTTGCATTCCGTCGAACTTGATTAAGTTAGTTCCCCACTGTTGTTTGATAAGTGCTGTTGCATATTTTTTTAGAAACATGTCATCATATACATCTGAGAACAAAGCGGGTTCTATAATTTGATAACCTTCCACTACAATATACTCACCAACTTCAATTTCGTTCCAGTCTATGCGTAGGAACAATCTATTTGCGTTTCTATTAAAAGAGGTGATCTCCATACCAGAACCGGATATTACAGTATCGATCATAGACATGTACTGCATCGTTTGCACATAGTTTGTCATAGAACCCATGTAGTTCAAGTTATATAAGTCGTTCAGGTACATCTGGTACTTGGCGCTAAACATACTACTTGATGACAATGCGCTTGCAACAGGCAGAATACGAGTTACATAGATAGTAGAATCTGTAACTGGAATCCATCCATTCTCTTTGTCCATCGTAGTTATTTGGTGTTTAAGGTATACCTTTGCTACTGCATCACTGTGGTACTCTTGATAGAACTGCATCGCATCGTCAATGCGATCTTCTACCTGATCTTCATCAACGTTGATCTCGATGACCGGAGCACCTAGTCTACGAAAGCAGTAGTCGATAAGGGTTTCTCTTGAATTAGGGCGTGCCATGTGAATTAACCTTGTTGTTTACTTAGGAATGAATTCAGCATCCATCCGTGTTTTTTATGAGCGCTAATTCTTTGAGCAAGTAAGTCGCTGACATCAAATGTTTTATCTAACTCTGAGACTTCGTATGCTTCATTTAACGATTGAATAACTAATTCATTGTCGGTAATAAGCGTTGAGAACATTACCTGACCATTAGAAACATCTTCTACACTATCTTCGACATATGATAGTTCCATAAACTCTGAAAGTGATCCAGGAGCAAACTCCCCAAGTGTGCGAATTGCTTCTGCAATAGGGTCGATAGCAGCAAATGTTTCTTCCCACAGATCTCCAAGGAACTCATGTTGTTGAGCAAAGTCTGACCCCATAACATTCCAGTGGAACTTATGTGCTTTGAGATAAAATGTGAATGTAGTTGCAAGAACAACTTTTAAATTTTGAGCGACCATCATACTGACTCCATATAAAATAGCACTAGTGTTTATTACTAGTACTATTTATACATTTTATGAAGTTCTTTATACGGGTTACTCTTCTGGAAATTCTACTTCAATCCAAGATAAAGTTTCTTCTTCCCATGAATATACCTTACCATCGTCTGGATATGGAGTAGGTGCGTTCCATAAGCAAGTTTCTTCATCTAATACCCATGATGAATAAGGTTTTGGTGGAATGAAAGCATCTCTTGTAGA